CAGCAGCTGAAATGCAGAATGCTCAAAGAGAATATTCTTCAATGACAGGTGCAGGAGCAATGCCAACCGTTGTTAATAATATTGTAGATAATAGTTCAAGACAGACTTCTAATATGCAAAACCGGAGCAGCTTTACAGCTCCTCCGGTTACTGTTGACGCTAGTATGCCAGTTGGATTGGTTTAATCGTCAGCAGCTAGTTTAGCAAAGTAGCTCATAGTATCATCATCCTCTGACGCTGCTTCCGCCGTAGCTACCGCAGGTGCTGGTGCACTTGCTGGTGCCGAAGCTGCCGCTTTTGGAAAGTCAGGGATCTCATCATCTAGTTCTAATGAGGCTTCTTGCTTCTGAGTACGTGGTGCACTCTCTCCAAGAACCAAAGCCAAACGAGCTTTCAACTCATCATAGGTCTTATAGTTAGTTGGATCAGTCCACTCAGTTAGATCGTACTGCTTGTTGTACAATGCTTCTAGTTCTTCATCACTACCAGGCAATGCTGCTGGTGACTTGAAGCTGGATGCATCATAATTAGGATAGCCTTCGACCTTACGAATCTTTACAGTAAAGTCTGCACCTTCCCACATATCGAATGGGTTGACAGGAGTCTCATCAGGGAACTGAGGCTGCATGCTATCCATAATCTTATCGAAGATCTTTTTACCAAACCGATATAGTTTGACTTGACCTTCGTTCTCTGGGTTAGATGGATCAGATACAACAAGTACGTTTGCAACATAACGTAGGTTACGTTTACGCTGACGCACAATACCTTTGTCTGATTCAATACCAGAGTTCCACATCTTAGAGTTCAACTCAGATAGTGGATCCTGTTGACCAATAGAAGTCAAAGACTTCTCAATATACCATTGCCCTGTTGGTCCTTTGAAAGCATGGTCCCAATAACGAATCCAAGGTGTAGCAGCTTTGGCATCACCAGGTAGGAATCGAATCACAGCATAACCATTGCCAGCCTTGTCTCTTGTAGGCTGCCAGAAGCGAGGGTCATCTGATTGTCGGGTTTGAGTAGCACCTGTTGTTTCTTTTGCTTGCTCAACGAGCTTTGAAAGATCGGTACGGTTCTTCTTTAGTTCTGCGAATGACATATATGTCTCCTTGTATAAAATATGTATCGTATGTTCGTATGTTCGTATTATAGCACTATTTATCGTACTAGTCTACAGGCAGAACATTGCCTCTAGGTAAATAATTGAGACGTCTAGCTTCGGCCTCAATTTTGTCTTCTATCACAGGCGATATGAATTTCTTTACATCGCCTGGATCCATTTGCATTCCTTCACAAAGATCGATCACTGCATCAATGTATGAGTGTTTCTTTTCCATTACATTCTTTTCGATCATCTTTGCAAACTTTGATTTAGTCAAGAATTCGTCTTCTGCTAACAACTTTCTTCCATTTCCTTAGTCCAGATACCCACATCAGGATACAACCAACCAACAGTACGCTTAGGTGTACCATCAGGATAGTAAGCCATGTGAGTGACTTTGTATTGTATTTTATTCTGTCCTTGCGAACCATAACGATTGTCAAGGTACACGCCATTGCGAAGATAGGCTTCTAGGTTCTGAACATAAGTCTGTACTTGAAGATACTTACTACGCTCCTTAGAGTCTTTAGAATCTTTCATAGACTTAATCGCAGTGAGTAGTTCTTTGTTCTCTTTAATCCAAGAGCGAACATTCTTTAGCGATAGAGGGTTATCATCAGGTAGATTACGAACATTCTCAGCAATTAGTTTATTCTGAGACGGTCCTCGATTCTCCCTTGCCTTGGCAAGACGAGCGATAGCAGCAGCTTTTTGCTCTTCAGTCATCTTGCGTTTCTTACGAACCTTTTTTATCTTAGTAGGAACATATCCTACTGCTTCCATTGCAGCTTGTTTTTTAGCTTCACGTGTAGCCTTTGCTTTTGCAACGCGGGCTGCTATTTGTTCTTTAGTCAATGGTTTGCGTGGCATAGAGTCACTCCTTCATAATGTATAAACTATTATCGCACCTTTTTAAAATAAAGTCAACAGTTAATTTTCATCAAGTGGAATTATTTCTATCTCGCCATCGATTTTTCTCGACCGAACAAAGTTATTTTCAACAAGATATGTAATTGTGTCTTCAATCACAATATCTCTATCTCTCATTGTCCAAAACTTTCCAATCATAAAAGCAGCGCCAGAGGCTGCAGCAAACAAAAGCCATTGAACTATCCATGTTTCAATATACATGCAGCCTCCCTTGTTACATAGGTGTATTTATCACGAAAAAGAAATGACGTTTTCGACACGGAAAGATCTAAACTCTCCTTTCAATGTATCAAAAGCTCGAATCACTTCTTGATTCTTTTGACGCTCAGTTCCTTTCATAGGAGGTAGTACTTTCTCGATCAGCGTACATTGCATGTCACGCTCTTCACCATTTACCTTTTTAAAGATAACACGGCAAACACGTTTCTGTAGTTCGCCAATCATATAATCACGAGTCAGTTCTTCAGTCATTTTTATCATCACCTGTTAAATTTAAAGTTGTTAGAGTAATGTTCTCTTTGTTAAGAATAGTATGATCAGACATACTTTCAATATCGAAGAGAGATGGATCAGTAGTAATTGTTACATCAGTCATAGCATCTGTATCAATCATAGTACCAGCTTCCATCGTCACGCCTTCAGGTAATTCTAAACCATGCATAGGATCGTTTAGAATCATTTCAATCTCAGATAGACGATCCATAATCTGGTTAATACCAGCCATGAGATCGTCCATAGTAGTTACTTTAGTCTCAGCCATAGGAGCTCCTCTATTGACAGCTTCCCAACATGGGTAGCCTTTTTCAAATACTGGTTCAATCCCAGTCATTATCAAACCTAGTTGTTTCTCTATAGGTCTCACCATAATACTTATCAGCGTACTTAGATGCATCAGTATAGAAGAAATCCTCATTACGTAGAGGTGAGTTCTCCGTCCGACGAGCAACACGTTGCTTATGTTGCTTCTTCATGAACTTATCATGTTCTTTTTTCAATTCAGTTACGAATGTATTCATACCAACCGTTCTCCTTCAATTTCTTTTCAAACATTATCTTCTCTTCTAACGATAATGTCAACTCTGTTTTTTTACAACCATTGTTGAATTCACGAATTGTGAATCCAGATCCCCAACTACTACACAAACTATATGTTTTACTATCACCAAACTTTTCGTGACGGTATATCATTACCACTCCTTTCGATCAGTTTCATTATTGTAACCATACGTGTATTCTGTAATTTGGTCAACAGTCATGTCAACTTTCTCAACTCTTTTACCAATATAGGTACCTTCTGGCCAATAATGAGGATCAAATGGACGACCGTAGTAACGATCAGAGGAGCCCCTATCCATAGGACCTCCATGTTTAGCATCATATATCTTATCATAGAAATCTGGCATTACGCAGCCTCCATTTCTTCAAACTCAACTATGTCCATAAGCTCTTTTGTAAGAGCTTTGCCATATTCGTAAGCGAAAGAGCTTAGAAGTCCTTGCTCCCAAACAAAATGCTCAACACTCTGTTCGTGATAAAACTTCTCATTAGCAGTAATCCAACGAAGAGCTGTCTTACGATCACCAGCACCAATCTTGATCACATCCTCGACACGATCTTCCCATCTGATGATTGCTTCTTTAGCAAGCTGACGAGCATCAGCTTCCTGTTGATCTAGATAGTCCACTAGATCATCCCAGATCTTTTGCTTCTCATCATCAGAAGCTTCATAGTATCTGTGATAACGAGGACGGAAACCATATGCGTCCTTGTGTAGATCAGAAAAAAGGTTATCTTCAAATGTATAAGTCATTATGCTTCCTCTCTTGCAGGTACTTCTTCAAAACCAATCATTGCGCAATCATAAACAGAACCACTGTTGATGTAAAAACGATCACCCATCATTGAAGATCTAAGACCAAAAGTTTTTCCACCACGTACTGGAAGCTCACCAACAATTACAACATTTTCGTTCTTGTCAGCAACACCTTCAGGATGGCTCCAGCTATCAGCAATGTTCTGAGTCCAACGGTAAGCATACTCACATGCTTCTTTCTCATCAGTAATACCTTCAGCAAAAACTTCAGCAACTCTTGTGTAACCGTTTCCTTCAAAATCTTTATGATAAACTGTAACTTTCATTTCTGATCTCCTTCATTTGATACCCCCTTATCGCATATAAATAACTTAAAGTCAACAGTTAATTTGCAAAAAATGAAAAAAATATTAATTATTTTTATCTTATTATCTGGGTGTTCACCTACTGTGAATCCTACAGCTCAGCAATATTTAGGTTTGCATGAGAAGAAAAACAACGAATCGTTGTATGAGATACTTGGTGTTGACCCACTAAAGACAGAGTGGTGTGCAGCATTTGTATCTCATGTACTCAAACAAGATGGAATACCAACTGCAGAGCATCCGTTATGGTCTAGGAGTTATTTGGAGTGGGGAAAGAAAGTGAAAGAAGGTAGGAAGGGCGATCTTGTTATCTTTAAAAGAGATGGATCAGATTGGCAAGGACATGTAGGATTCTTTGTTAGTGAGACTCATTCATTCATTTTGGTTCTAGGTGGAAATCAAAACAACAAAGTTGGATACAAACTTTATCCTAAAAAGAATCTACTTGGGATTCGACGCTTTGATGGCGTCAATAGCTTGATACCGTAACTTACCAACCTCTTCTGCAATACTACCATTTCCAATATTTGCATCTGACTTCATGTCATTAACTTTTTGCTGATCAGCAATAGTTTTAGCTGCCATGTGATCACTATGATCTGGAGTCTGATATTCATAAAACTTTTTGTACCAATTGTCCCAAAAGTCTTCGCCTGTTTCGAGAGCTATTTCCATAGCTTTGATAATATGTCTTGGCTGCTTGGTATCCATTGTAGTTGTAACCGTACCATTACAAACAACACCATTTCTTGATATGATATGTTGATTAGGATGTGTTCCAACATGATGAAAGATATTAGTTTTAAAGTACCAATTATCCATTCCAACTTCTTGAATATAATCAGCAGATGGTTGACCCATACCAATTGTAGGAACGCGAGCAAGAGCAGACATAAAGTATGATGCACCACTATATGAAAAGTGCATTCGAGCACCTAACATTGTTCGATACATCTGTTCATATGGCATTGCATATGATACTTCTTTTACTTTCAATCCGTGATGCTTTGCTTCTTTGTATACTTTTTCCATACATCGAGATAACTTATCTGTACTCCATGTAGATACTTTTAGTGGCTCAAACACTTGAAGTGATACATAATCACTTTCGATTGGTTTCCATGTTTCTTTGGTCTCCCACATATATCTGCTATACCAACCACTGTTACGAAACACTGCCATATTTGTATTTTGATATATCGAGAACTTAATTCCAGCATCAGGTTTACGCATGGTGTTGATAAACCATTCAACTCTTTCCATTGAAGTCTCTGGATCAGCGTCTTTGTATTTGTGATCGTGAGGAAAGATTATACAAACTTCATATGGATCTTTTATACTAAACTCATCATAGTTCATTTGAGCTGTACAAAAAGCATGGCTAAGTTTATCAATAACAGGTAACATAAAGTACCTTGTGTGAGCACACAATCTAATAATTAATGACTTGGAAGGATTAACAGCACGTCCATCATCTTCACAATTGATACAAATATTTTTTATATGTCTCATATAGCTTTGTTTTTATATTCAGGATTTTCAACTTGAGTTGGATCTATTAAGAAATAGTTGTATGTGTATCTAGTGCCAGTAGATCTATAGTCGTGCCATGTCACATCATCTTTACCACAGAAGACAAACATTCTATTTGGTTTCCATTCAACATCTATAAGAGGTTCACCATCACGATCTTTGTATACTCTTGTCCCAAGGTTAGTTTCTGGATGAAGGTATAGTACTGCTGACATAATTTTAAATGGTGCATCAACATGTATAGGATGAACTGCATCACCTTTAGTAACAGCATAATGAATAAATTTCTTTAGAGTTCTATATCCTCTTTTCTCATAAAAGTAATTCAACAAATTTGCAACTTGTGGTGTTGGATCTTTATCAAAGAAGTGTCGCTGTACCAAATCTTCTTTAGGTTGAGGAACACATTTACCTATCTTACATAATTGATCGAATTCCTCTTGTGGTAAGAAATCATCTATGATAAGATATTCCCATGGATCTGTTTCATGTTGTATTTTCATTTTCTATAATCTCTCATATCAAAGGCTCCACCTGTTAGTGAATTGTAGTTTGCTTCCCAATTAGACCACACAAGAGCTTCTGGAGTTTCATATAGCATATCACAATTCTTACAATAGTCAATACTATCAAACTCATGCATCTCATGTGCTTTTCTTAGTTTGTTGTATTCTTCACCATACCATATATCTTCAATAGTTTGATGAGATAGATGACCCAACACAGCTTTGCTATCTTGACCCAGGACCATACAGCAAGGAACTACTGCACCCTCCATACCATCAATGCCACCTGCACGTACAATCAGATCAGGTGAGAACGGTCGTCCACAACTTCTTTTCTTTCTTCCAACTCTCCAATCTACTCCATCGAGCTGACCGGACCAGTTATGCATTTTCCATATTGATGCTTGAATTCCAGGAACATGATCAATCCAATTTGTTCGATACTGTTCTACTTCATAATCAATATTATCATTATCAAGTATTAGTGAATACGAACCTATCTTAGCTTTAGAACCTACCTCTTCAATATATTCAATAGTCTCTAATGCGTTATGCATAACAAGATAGAAGTTGTCTTCACTCATTTGTTCATGATATTTTTGTTTGTTATATCCTGTTACTGAAACTCGAGCAAAATGTAAACCAGCATCAACAACCTTTTTCATTGCATCGCCAGTCATTTTAGATCCGTTTGTAATGAAGCTCATTTTAAAACCACGATCTGTTCCAGCTTGAATGAAATCATGTAGCTTCTTATTCATAAACGGTTCACCAGATCCTTCGAGATAGATTTCTTCAACTTCACTATCCATAAGTTGATCTAATGTGTTACAGAACATTTGATAGTTCATCATCTTTCTAAATGTACGTTCACGACCACCTTCAAAAGAATGAGGACAAAACACACACTTATAGTTACAAGCGCCGCACACTTCAATTACGGCTTTTTTAATTGGCAAAGTAGTCATTGTAAAAACGAGTCCTGTTTAGCTTAGCTTGTAGTTTTTCTTCATAGATTTCATTTTCTACCAAGTGATATAAATGATTGGTTCCTTGTGCCCACAGATCAGGGACATAGTTTATAACATCCTGGGTTTCGTATATTTGTATTCTCTCTGTATCAGTTCTACGAGCCTTGCTATAAACTTTATCCATATTTATTAATGAACTTTCTAGCTGCTCATAACACTGCTTGACTACAGCATCGAGATCTTGTACCTTATTTATTTTTTCAATCATCCTATCTTCTGATATTTTTGAAAAAGGATTCCAAGTATTAGTAATCACAGAAAAGACAAAAGATCTCAATTGTTCTTTAGCATCTTGTCTAAACAAAAATATATTTCTATACCCTGCTGCACACGAATCAGATATCAATTCTTTTAACATATGCATACCATTACTCTTGATGTCATCAGGGTGTTTTTCATATGTAAATGGTATACTACACATTACTTTGAATGAATAGTTTGACCATATAGTTTCCAGAGCAATCTTACCAAATGGTGTAGCTATAGCTGGTACAATTCCATGATTCGATAATGGTTCCCAATGTTTGGGTATTGCGTTTAAGTCATTCTTAATAACGAGCTCTTTTATTAATGCAGAGCTTGCTGTCCGAGGCATCGTCCATACAATTGTTTTTCTTTGTACATCTTTAATCGTCATTATCAAACACACTACACATTCGTTCACAGGGTTGAGGAACAGTTTCATCTGATTCCCAACTGTCTGGGAGGTCAATGTTAAACCAATCGGATGACATAATTTCTTGTAGAGTGTGATTCTTTATATTGTAGTCTTCTTTATTATCATTGTACTTCTTTAATACTTCATTCTCTGAGTATTGTTTTGTTAACCATGGGTTAGGATCATTCATAAATGCATAGTGTAGATTACCCAAGTAACAACATGGGTATACTTGCCCATCTGGATTGATGAGAACTCTATCAGCCTTTGCCCACATACACTCAATACAAATTTTATTACTCATAAATTTTCTGTTCTTTATCATATTCCTGAGATGAAGCTATCCATGGATTCTGGATGATGTGGTTCATATCACGATCTATCTCCTCCAAGTATTCTTCTTGGCCATCCTCAGTTACGTAATGAAATTTGTTACTCTTTATGAATCTATCTGATCTGATCACATAATGAAACTTAGATCCATACATTCTAGTCATTTTTATAATATCATGTACATGTTCTTGGTTATGTTTAAATAGAACAATGAAGGTTTTAGTTATCCCACCACCTTCTGAAAACGCTTCCATATTGTCTAGAACTTTTTGTAGTTCTACCTTCTTACGATACTTAGCATGCATTTCTTGATTAATGCCATCAACATCAAAGTAACAAGTTACTCGACTCTTACCTTTGTTTCCTAACTCATACCACCAATCAGTAGATCTGGTACCACCATTAGTGTTGATGTGTATTGTTGATTCACTATTATCTATAATGTAGTTACAAATTTTTACTAAGTCTTTGTTCATTGCAGGATCACCCCATGTTCCGCAAAACTCAAAGTCTCGAATATGTTTTACTGACTCATAAGGAAATCGTTCTACAAAGTTTTCAAATGTCCATTGCTGTAAAGGTAACCACTTAGCTTTACCTAGACCGTTGACATCCGTTCTATGACACTGTGGACAAGAGGCATTACAATATGTCGTTAGATCAACCCACACTTTAAGCACAGGCTGGTCTTGTTCAACCATTTTTTTGAAGAGGCCTCTTTGACTCATTCATCTTCCTCATAGATAAAACTATGGTCATCATCTTGTTTTTTTCTACTGAACAATCCTATAAAGAAATATTTTATTTTAAGAATTAGCATGGACATTATTATAAACCTCTATAAACTTATCTGCAATATACTTATGGGCAGTAGTGTTTGGATGAGTATCATCTGGCCAAGCAATAGATGTTGCCTCTCCACCTAATTCTACTTTGTATTGGCCAGCTATAGATTGACCTCCATAACGCATAACAAATGGCCAATTGATAAAATGTTTTTTTATCTTTTCTAACTCCCAAAAGTATACAGTGTCAGTCATTGCTTTCATCATCCACTGTTCGTCATAATCTCTTGCTTCGTCATAAATGTATTGATAGTCATTAGTTTCATCATAATCATCCATCGTAGCCTTTGCAAACATTTTTCTATTACCAACATCTCTAACATATCTTTTAAAAAAGTTCAATGAAGGTCCCATGATCTGACCAAATATAAACTTGGCATTAATTGATTGTGCTAAAAGATAGCAAGTAAAAATTTGATTCATGGCACTGTCAACATGAGATTGAACCCATCGATCACTACTAATTATGTTATGAGCATTTGGATTTTTTAACCAATCATTTGCACCAATTGATTTCATATCTTTTGAAATCTTACCTGGCCAATCACCAGCTTCCCAGTAACGTCTTAGTTTACCGTTAATTGTAAAAACAAGATCGTTAGCATGAACAATTGGAAATCTACACCACTCAGTTCCACCAACTAGTACATACTTTATTCTATCACCATATCGAGCAATAGCTTTAGTTAATGTGTGAGTCATATATTCAAATGATTTACCAGGGTTAGCAACATTCAACAACTCATACTCTTGCCCATCAGTTTCTGATATATGATCACGTACGTACCATGGCCATGCATGTTCTGCTGTTTTAAAGTTAAACGAAGATTTATATTGTTCTGTTGTGAAAGAACAACCTGTTGCAAATACTACTGGAAGATGTTTAGTTTTAAGTTTCCATTTAGGTCGAGGGGTCAGAATTTGTGTCATCTTTAGTCCAATGTATACAGCGGTATCCTATTAGCTTACCTCCTCTGTTTTCAACAACTTGTATTCCGCCAGCTAAAGTATTGTAACATTGTTCTTCTGATGTCAACACTTTTGGCCAAACTGTGTGATAGCAAGTGGGCAGACCATTCTCTGCAAAGCATGCAAAAAGTATCGCTGTAAAAAATTCCATATTATTATCCTTTATAAATTTTCAATAGGTGTGTTTCAAACTCCTCTACCTTTTCTAGTCTTTTGGGCCATAGGATATAATCCTTTTCAGGATTCTGTTTTAAGTTTGTTAAGAGAGGTACAATGGCATTGTATAGATTATTTAGTCTCTCTTCTAATTGTGTTGCTGTTTCATTAACTTCACTTGCAACACTAGCAGCTTTTTGTACTGCTTCTAATTCGTCCTCATCGACGGCTGTAAAGCCAAAATCAAATATGTCAGACATTCTGCTCTCCTTTAAGTACGTCAAGGGGAAGGCTTACTGCAGAGCCTCCCCCTCTATCTGCATTTAACGTATGCAGCAACCGACTGGGTTTATCGGTACCAGTGCGTTTACCGACCTAGTGAAGCGGTACCACTAACTAGGGATTTAGGCTATCTATTTGTTCCTGCATTGCTCTTAAGCGATCGTCAGTTTCAACAACAAAGTCAAACATATCTTCACCCATAGCTTGCATTTTACTATTAACTTCAATCATAGCATTTTGTGTTGCTACAAGTTCTTGTTTTGTATTATCAATCTCAGTTCCAAGAGCAACTGTGATTACGAAAAGAATTAATTCCATTTTATCCTCATTTTTGGTCTCGGTAGAAGGATTTGAACCTCCGACCCTCTGGTCCCAAACCAGATGCGCTACCAGACTGCGCTATACCGAGTTAGTTGATTCAGCGATCAGATCGCTGAAAGTTAACCACATAACGATAACCATTTACAGTAAATCGTATAGTAGAATGACTATATACTTCTTGTGTTTGATTCTGATAAGTCACATTTTCAAAACACTGACGCTCTTGTTTGTATCCAACAATAGCTTGACTTTGTTTAGGTTTGCTAGCTTTATCTCCACCAACAATAGCACCAAACACTGCTCCAGCATTACGTGCGTTCTTATCACCACCTAATGCCTGACCTAGAATACCACCAATGATAGCACCACCAATAGCTCCTTCAACAGCATTACCTTTTTGTTGTACTTGTCCATAGATAGGAACTTGTACGTTCTGACATTCCGTAGTTCTTATAGGAACACTAGAGGTTACAGTTTTTACATGATCAAAAACACGCACATCAGTAGCAGCTTCATTAGCTAATACAGATGTACCCATTAGCGCAATCGCTGTTGCAGTTATTAGAGTCTTCATTTCAATTTCCCTTCTTTAAAGTCGTCTAATAGATAATCCACCATTTCACAAACAATGTCAACATCTTTTTCACATAAAGGTGGAAGTTTTCCAGATAATATTCCCACCGTTATTCTTTCTTCAATCATATCTCGATTACACTTACCATTGACAAGTGGTCTATGATAATTGTTTCGAAGAATTTCCAAAACCATCATTCCAAGTTCTTTATCGCTTGCTGACAGAGTCATCTTCCTCAACCCAAAGTCTAACTGATACTAGATTTTTATTTTCTTTCTTAATAAAGAATTCAATATTATGATCTATCAATAACTTCTTCACTTCATCTAATGTCATTACAAAACCCCATTCATGTATTTATGTAGTTAAATCTAAAGATATCTTCTACGACCTCTTCGAAGTCTTCAAGTCGTAGCATATTAGGTCCATCACTTGGTGCGTTATCTGGATCAGGATGTACTTCTATGAAAAAATTTGAAATCCCAAGAGCACTGCTTGCCCGAGCCAAACCAGGAATGTAAGACCTGTCGCCACCACTAGAAGTTTTATTATCTCCCGGTCGTTGAACGCTGTGGCTAATATCATACACAATTGGACAGTTATAAGCCATAAGCATATACTGCAAACCAGTAAAGTCAACGACAAGATTATTGTAACCAAAACTAGTACCTCTCTCTGTTATCCATACTTCTTTTGCATCTTTTGTCTTACTCAAAATACCAGCCACATCCCAAGGTGCCAGGAACTGACCTTTCTTAATATTAACTATTTTATCTGTACGACAAGCCTCTCTTATCAGATCTGTTTGTCTACACAAGAATGCTAGAATCTGTAATACATCAAAACAAGAATTAAACGTATCTCTAATTGTTCTTACTTGCTCAACACTATGAACATCTGTTAGAGTTTTTAGACCAGGGATCTCTTCCTTAATGTCTATAAAACCATGAGCTGTTGGATACAGTCCTAACCCTCGTTCACCACCAATAGATGTTCTATTTGCTTTATCGAAGCTCGCTTTGAATATATATTCAATTTCATACTTATCACATATGTCTTTACAATGCTTGGCAATCTCCATTGATTGTTCTAGCGATTCGTATTGACATGGTCCAGCAATTATTCTCATTTTGATAAATCTTTCCTCACCGATTCAGTTGCACCTTTTATCATACTTGGATAATCTCCAATAAACGTACCAGCTTCTAACATATCTTTAGTTAGTACGTCTTTGTGTCTGTGTTCTATTTCGTCCCAATGTTCCAATATCTTCTTTGCAAGTAGATCAAATGTTCTATCTGATAATATTGGATCGTCTTGTTCATAATAGGCATAAGCTGCCATTAAGTACCATGGAACGTACATATTGATAGATTGTTCACACACTTCAGCGCATGCCTTCTCTATCTCAATTATACGACTGTCCATCATACAACTCCCTTAATTGTTTCTCCATTGTATGAGCTTCAACCTCTTGCCAACGTTCCTCATAAGGACTTTCAGTGTCCATAACCATGCACTCAAGGAACTGCTTAACGTGCACAAGTTCGTGCAACACAGTCGTAATCAAATCTGAAAGGGAAAGAGATCTGCTTAGACGAAGGCTAAATTCGTTTTCGTCTTCATACAGTACATCGCCACAAACTCCTTTTTTGGTAGTAGCACTAATATTTATATAAACATCATCTTCATGGGGGAAAAGTTTATTAGATCCAAATGCAATAACATCACAGATTAGATCTTCTTTGACTTTTGAGAAATTACTTTCAAATTCTACAATCATGTTGTCCTCCTGTTACGAATAACATACAGGAAAGTAAATATAAAGTCAACAGTTATTTGTAAATATTTTCTACAAAACCTTCTTCGAGATCTAGTGGAAGATTGTATGCGATAGTATCATATAACTTATTAGCCAGGATACTATGATTTTCTACAGAAAGATGGCAAGGACGAGCATCAACACCAGTATCCCAAACACTGTTGAAATAGCGTTCTCTTACTTTTAATCTTTGTTTTATATCATCGCCTTTAAACTCATTTAGTGATACGAAGTTAAGATATCCATTAACACTCCAAACATCTTTATTAGGATCAGGAATAAAATTCATTAAATGTTTCTGTAACTCTGTATCCTCTACCCAATAACAAGACGGTTCAAAACCTGGCAGAACTAATATATTTGAACCAAAGGTTTTTCTAATATAATCGATCGCAGTGAACAAACTACACTGTTCTGTGTATTGCAACTGACCACTTTCATGATGGTTGTGAATTCTCCAATTGTATGCCACATCCATTTGTTTAGCAATCTTGGGTCTCTCAGAATGTTGAAGTTCTGAGAGTATTCCTTCTCTAAAAGATTTTCTACCTAAGTTAGTTAAATGCGAGCAACCTGGATGATCTGGGACTAACCATTTTCGGTTCCAATCACTTGTGATAACAATATGAATATCACCTTCATTGACTTGATCGTGCATGTGTAATGCAAGCAATTGAGTAACAATGTAATCATTTCCTACACCATCACGAGCGGCACCTTCAGAAATTTCCATGTCCAGTTTATCTGATAACAACTTCTGCCATGACTGATCCAAACCAAACTGCAGTTTGTATTTGTTACCGTGATACTTATTTGAATTCATTCCATGGATAGAAGCAAAGCTATCACCATGCATAACAATATTATTCTTCATAAATGTAAGGATCCTTTAGACGAGATTCCTTATCAAGCTTCCTTTGCTTTCTTTTAGTTTCCAGCCAATATTTAAATTTATACCACAGTGCTATCATGTCAGTTTACCTGTTCTTACTTCTACGTTTTCTGGCAAACTAACTTTTGCCTGTCCATGTTTATGATACACAACAAATTGTGTGTTTGGAAATTCTCTGAACAATCCTTCCCAGATTGGTCTCCAATTGTTTGCAAGACGATGAGTATTCATTGCATCTCTATCTGATTGTAAAACAAAGTCAGTTGTACTAACTAAGTTGAAATCAAATATAGAATCAAATCCGTACATGTGGATCTCATCACATCTTAATTTGTTGGCAGTGTAATGAGTACACATATGTCCACAATTAAAGTCAGTATAGTTACGAACATACTTTGGTAATACAGTATAGAACTCTTTTATTTTTGGAGCATACTTCATATAGAATCCAGGTTGCATTTCTGTATACTTTTTAGGTCTTGCTCCACAAACCCAATCATAAGCATTCATATTAACACTGCCTTCGTGAATTGCTTTAACCATTTTAAAGTCAACGATTGCAGTTGCATAGACATCAGTAATTAATGTAGGTGGTAAGTTACATGTCATCTTTATTCCAGGAGAAGGGTTATAAAATCTCCATGAGTCACCATTACCAATAATATGAGCGACTTTACTCATCCATCAAACTCCGAATATGTTTATTACCTTTTGTCCCTGTCCAGTGATTAATTAATATATCTTTTGGAGCAGTACCATCTAAGTGATCTAACCTTAGTGTATTATATTTATGTGGTATTTCATTAATAAAAACCATCCGTTGTAGATCATCAAGCAATGCATGCAATCCTTCTTGATCACCTCTATGTAAAGAAGGATTCAAACCAGAGCTCCATTTTGCTAGTACACTAGGTGTTGAAGCAAATCCAACTACACCGCTATTGTACATTGTAGTGTTAAATCTTTTTGACCAAGGTCTATCAACAACCATGTTTAACTTTTCTGGAACAATCAAATCAAACATATGATCGATATTTCCTAATACTTCACAATCTAGATCTAACCAGAATGTTTTCTTGAATGGAGAGTTCATCATACAGATTGGTTTTGCAAACCATCCCTTGCCTTTTGTTGATGTTAGATCAGCAAGTGTATCTGCATGCTTACTAGCGTACGATGCCATTTCTTTTGACATGCCTAAGTCAACAACTAAGAGATGTGTACTGTTATATTGTTTGAAGTTTTTTATGAACCAGGGTAACATCCATTCCGTTTTGGAATCTGAACCTGTCATAAATCCGTTATAATCAAGCCTCAATGATCTCTACCTTGTTGTGTTTTGCTCTACAACCATTTTCGTTTTGGATTGTTGTAAATGTATCATGAGCTTCAACAGGCCAAGGATACTTTTCTTCTAAGAAAGGAAATGTTCGGACATCTAAGAAAACATCAGTTGGTTTAGCTCCAACCAAACGACAATGATCTATCAACACTTGTGCTGTCTTTGGTTTGATTCGATAAGCATGAGCACCAGGAAAGTATTGTTTAGATTTTAGTTGCTGAACACCTAAAAGATTGGGAGTGTTAAATTTACCATATGATGGCTTTCCAAAGCTAACACATCCTCGATATAGTAATATGTTTGGAATACTGTCTACACATACAGCGTCATGTTCAAAGATTGTGAATTCCATGTTACGATGTATACACTCTTTCCACAAAAAGTAATGAGATAAGAATGCTGCTCGAGCGTTATCTGATCTTGACCAAACCTCATCAAAGTCAGTCATAATAATCTTTTCTTCAGCAATGAGCTTGTCTAGATCGTCTCGAGGTGTTATAGCTTTCCATTTCTCAATATCTAATCCACCAGTAGTTTGACCAGACTTGATACATCTCTTTGCAGCTTCTTCAGATTTTTCATTTCCAAAAATAGTAATTACATAATGTTTCATAATGTTGTTGTCGAGGGTAATCCCTGTACCTGTGTATAATATTGTTTTGAGACACCCATCTTCTTAATATTCTGATAACACATCAGAGCATCATTTGGCCAAGCTCCAATCTCATTTACTTTATCAATTAGATCTTTAGCACCTTGTGGGTTAATTATATAGGCTGAGTTTCCAGCCAAGCCTTGAGGTATGTTCCATCCATCAATCATAGGAACATTTTGTACAGCATCTTCTCTGTGAATAATACTGTTGTGAAACTCACGTGACTTACGAGTTGCACCAATTGGATTATTAATACCTACAATGTTGAACCCTTGCATGTTAAAATCACTCGGTAGCTTTTCTGTAAATATTGCATCATGTTCTAGTACGAGTATTGTCTCATCATTTTCTACAGCAGTCAACCATAATCTATAGTGAGACATAAAACAAGCAACACGTTTGTTTGGATCTTCTGTTTGATATGCAGACATTTGTAAACCAGTCTTGAAACATAATTGTGTTCCAATCCATGGCCATGTCCAATCAACTTTCAATAGTTTAAACTGTTGGATAACATTCTTTGCATGAGTAGCATCAAATCGTTCTATCTCAAATTCATTCTTAACTCTATGACTTGAATCAACAAGTGTGCTAAATCCTTTTTCGGATGTAACATCATTCTTTAATACTATTGAATATACTTTCATGTTAACTCTATAATATAGCTATCTGGTTCTCCACTTGTCTTACGAAGATCATGTCTTGTTATTTTCATACCAGACTTTTCTAACGCTAACAAGAAGTTGTTATTATCTAATTGTCCATATATATCACTATGTAACTTTAACCAAGGATGTTTTAGTTCTTCTACAGTCATTCGTTCCAGTGGCCAGACATCTTCAATTATATACGATCCACCTTGTTTGAGCAACGGATTTAAATTAATAAATGTTTCTTTATTTGCTTTGGGTGTATGCATACCATCATCAATAATAAAGTCAAATTCAATACCAGGAAATGCTTTAGCTATCTGACTTCTAATAGCAGGATTCATACTATCACCTTTGAACCAATGAACTCTTTCATCCTTGAGGACTTCAAGCTCTTCTGGCTTTACACGAACAAATAAATCTAGTGCATATAAGTTTGCATTGGGAAAGTAATCGAGGAATGCTGAAGTAGATGCACCTTTGAATATACCTACTTCTAAGATATTAAGAGGTTGGTCTTTTACAGACTCAAAGATCTTTTCATAAATGCGATCGTATGAATGTTTATGACCTTTGTCACAGTCGTACTTATCAAATAATGCCTTGAGCTTCTTCATAACTAAGTTCCTTGTAGTATGTATTTTTTGTCGCGCCGGTTCCAAATTCATAACCCCAATACTCAACATCTTTCTTATACCAATCACCAATGATTTGTCTTGTCTTCTTTGTATACAAATCTAGATAGTTACCTGGATTAAGAGCTGTAACATTTCTCGCTCGAGTCATTTGTGGTATGTTGAAATATTTACACAAGTCCTGATTAAGATGTTCAAATCTAATTATATCACATCGAACCACGCCAGCGTTATCAGTAACATGATCAAAAGCCGGATACCATCCACGGACAGCGCGATGCCACATATAATCTTCAGCACCCCACTTATGTCTTTCCTCGATAAACGCTTCAAACGATGAAACATCCGCATAACTCGGTTTTACCTTTTTCTCTACTTCTATCACCTTCTTCGCAAAAAAGTAACGAGAAACAACACGATCCCAAGGATTCCTAATAACCGCAAAAGCGGTATGACTGTCTCTGTAATTAGTATCCAAGTCTCTCCATCGTGCATGCTCGGCACCATGATGATCTCCTGTTGCATGCATCTTGTCATACAACTTTGATGTGTACTGTTGATTAATATGTCTACTAGGATTATTTATTAAAATTTTACCTCGTAGCTTATCGCTATGTCGGATTGTCATTCCAGCATTCTTTGGAATGTGGATAAAGATCTTTTGATCAGACATGTCTCATTAGTTCCTCTACATTCTCTCCACGATTAGGAAGTTTATCTTTCAAGAAGAAGTGAACAAAGTTACACTCCTTGATTCGGTTCATACCAATTCCAGTAAACAAACCATTCCAATGAAATGTCAGATTTTTTACTTTCATCTTCTCTTTCTTTACCCAATAGTTTAGTAGGGTCTGATCTGTAGACCATTTCCATGGACCTACTCCATCAACAAAGTTTTTAAACTCAGCACGTTCAATAAATTGTTTTGGTGTTTGTCCTCTTAGATACTTTTCGATACCTTTATTGACAACCATCATACCCATGTTATAGAAATTTGCACCACCAGGATGATTCCAATCGAATAAATGACTCATACCTTGCATACTATATTGCATACGAGTATAGTTAGCAATCTTATGTTGATACTCTATCGTACAAGGCATCTCACGCTCAATGACACCGCCAAAGTCGTACTCCATGGGTACTTTATCAAAGACACTTGTACTACATGTATCTCTAATCCATATATCTGAATCAATGATAGCTATTTGGTCATAGTGATCGAAGTAACCAAATGCATTCTCTTTTTCATATATAGGAAGATATCCTAATCGAGCAGTAGCTTCTTTACTTCGATTGGTATTGAAAGGATCAGGTTTGATTCTTAGGAGAGGTTGAGTTTGAATAACATAGTCTGCATTAATACGATCTGCATATGCTTTTACACTAGCTGTACAATGATCATATAACTTTGACTTATTTCCAACGTATACCTGATAGATTAGAGTTTTCATTTTAGTCTCGAAATAATTTAGATCTGTCAATTATCATATTAAAGGCTAGGCTCATTCTATAGTCATCTGTATTGTTAACTTCTACACTATGATCTAACCAGCCAGGGAAAAGAACAAGAGTTCCTACTTCAGGCTGAACTCCAGCCATCATTGATTTCATCCAAACTTTACTAGCTTCAAAACCTAAGTTAGGATTATGAAATCTAATCGCTCCATCTTTACCATTTGTTTTATAATAATATACACCAGATATATCAAACTGTCCATGAGCGTGAACAGCACCTACTCCTCCTCTACCACTTCTAGTCATCCATGATTGATGAATAGTGCATGGTAATGGTTGATGAGATACACCGTGTGTATATTCATCTGTACAAGTGTTGATATACTCATGTAGCTTAGTGAGGTTATATTTTTTTATGATATTTGAATTACCTGACGAATCACTAGTCTGTAAATGATCTTCACCCCACTGATGTTGCAACGCACCGGATGAAAAAACTAGTTCTTCTTCTATTGCTTTAATTTCTTTTTGAATTGGTGCAAGAGTTTCAGGATCAGCATTCGTAATGTATATCGGGGTGGGGTATATTGCTTCTATCATATGAGTCTGCCATTTGAATTATGCAAGCTGCTAAATCGCGAGCTTCTTTGAATCGTCGACGTAAACGATTAGATTGATGACCATGATCTACAAACCATCTTAGATTATCTATAGTACCATTATGATCCGGGATATTGTATCGTCTAACAATATCTTCCCAATTGGATCTTTTAACAAGTATGCGTTCAATCATTGAGATATTCAGGTCCAGGATTCTTTTCATGCATAACCTCACGAAGCATTTTTTTCACTTTCGTTTCATCTTCATTAGATTCAACATTGTGAATTTTAGTCTCATTTGTTTGAGATTGTGTCTTATGTTTACCAGCATTTTTATTACGAGGATCGTTACGAGTAAATTTAGCCATTTGCCTTTCCTTATTCAAAGCCTAACATTTCCTTTGTCATAATATAATCGCGAACAAAGTCTGAACGTACAATGTCTTGCCAACCAAAGTTGACAGTTGTAAAGTTCTTCAGTTGCTCAACGATCGTTAAGAACTTCATGATGCCATCTCTCTCTTCTCTTTGTTTGAAATCAGTAAAGTCTGATTGTAGATAGTCACCACAGAAGATCACACGTGCATGTTTACCTACACGAGTAATTACTGAATCGAGTTCATGAAAGCTCAAGTTCTGCATTTCATCAACTAATATTACACAATTATCTAAAGTAAGTCCACGGATAAATGATGTAGATTGAAACTCAACTACTTTTGCAGTTACTGCTTTGTTCCAACTATATCTATCTCCAAACAACTCATCTGCTATGTTTTTATATGGTGATAGAAACACATCTTCCTTTGTTTCTTTATCACCTGGAAGGAATCCCATCTCTCTTGTTGGAACCATTGATCTAACTATAATTAATCTATCTGCTATCGTGTCAGGATCAAGGACGTGTTCCATTGCTAAGTACATTCCCATAAATGTCTTACCGGTACCAGCAGAACCAGCTAGTACTAAGTTGAAGTCATCGTCCCATGCTTCAAATGCTATTTCTTGATTTTTTGTTAGTGGGTGGTATTCAAGTAGATCATCGATCCTAACTGTCATTGAGCGGTTAGGACTCTTAGTTCGCTTCGCCATATATTAAACCTTGATAGTGTTGCCTCGACCAGAATTCTGTTTAATTCTAGATAAATGATTTTCCCAATCACTACCGGCACGTCTCGTTACAGACTGTGTGTCTCCGACAAAGTTGGGAGTGGAAAGAGTTTGTTCCCACTCACCATTATCTAACATTTCTTGTCTCTCTGACAACGATAAAACCATTTCTTTGATTTCACCCGTCACTTTATTCTTCATAATATATGTTGGCATGTACTATGCGACCTTAGCTTCTTCTATACACTTATCCAGATATTCTTGTTTCTTTAAAATCTTCATTGCTATTTCGTCCTTACCTTTCTTCAATAGTTTCTCCGCATACAATCCTAATTCGTCTGAATCTTTTTTTAGGTTTTGTAATTGATATGAACTCATGAATAACTCCCATATTGTTATCTTGTTGTGAATAAGGGATGGTGATTATAACAGTCCTGGATAAGCCTCCTCAACAATTTTTCTAGTGAGACCTTTGACTGGCATTTTCTTTTCAACCATCTTTAATACTAATTCTGCATCCTCTGGATGAATTGATTCTAATATACCAAGAAAGACTTGCTCCCGCTTGTATGCAGGCATCTCGTCTCCTTTACCACCTTTGACAATATAAGTAAATTTTTGATTCTCCCTAAGCAGACTGCTTGGAGTGCTTTGTTCTAAATTTGCTGTATAAGGTGGACGTCCTTTAGGTAGGTTCCACTCGATAGCAGGATTCAAAGCACCAGCTATGATATCCTTTACTGCCCAGTGATTATTTTGTTTGAGAATCTCTATCTTCTCTTCTCTAGTTTTGGCTTTACCAACGGCTTCAAAAACTTCATAAACTTCTAATCTACGTGCCATAATTATACAAAATCTCCTACACTTTCAATTAAGAGTCTACAGCGTTTGCTAACCAGATAATTCAGGACGTTTTGCTTAGCTGGTTTCTGACTCTCATAGTTATATATAATTTCTTCTTTGACGGATTCGGGTGTCTCACTAAGATCTATTAATTTTTTATTGCGCAGATAGTTACGATATATCTCTTCACCCTGCGACTTGGGATCTTTTATTAGCTCATCAAGAATATTTTTTC